TTTTCCTGGAATACTTGTCATATTTGAATGTGATGAAATCAACTTAATGTAAATGTCCCACATATTTTGATTCATTTCTACAACTTCAATATTCATATCTTCTGGGTGCATACTAAAGTTATCAAATAAATCCATTTCAGGTCCCATTCCTGGTAAACCAAAAGACATTTCATTAACTGCATTTAGTTTTTGATCTCGCATATAATCTGCAATACCATCAAATTTATCAAAGTAATCTGAGAATACTTTAGCACCGTGTAAAGCTTGTTCTTTAGTTATTTTCATGTTTTAAAATCACCAAATTCATCACCAAATCTTTTTTCATTCTTACCAAATGAATTTATAGGTTTATCAGGACCATCATCTTGACCAGAATCTAGAATACCATCTTGACCTGATTGTTCTACATCATATAACTTCATCTTAGCTCTATCAACACCAACAATAAACTTTCTGAAATAACTTGGGTCTGCATAACGATTCTTTTGTTGTTTCACCAATATCTGATTCAGTTGTTCTAGTTCTTCATTTGATACAATAGAAAACATAAAGTCGGCAGTTGCAGGTAAGCCAAATGATTCTGAAACATCTTCAAGACCTGGATCTGAATTAGTATAACCAGACCTTGTTGTTTGTGTTGCTGATACAATTGGTAATTCATACTCAACTGCAAGACCTCTTAATTCTTCTGCGATAGCTTTTATAAATGTATATGAATTAATATTATTACCTGGTTTTATTCTTGATGATGTACAAATGTTTAAGTAATCAATAAATATTATATCAGGTCTAAATTGTTTTTTCAATGCTAACTCACTTAACAATGCACGAAAATGTAAAGTAGAGGCAGCTGCCGTTGGATATTCTTTAATGATTAATTGGCCTTGTGTCTTTGCTTTTAATACATTAAATTTAGATTCATAATCTTCTTTTGATACAGACCTTAAATCATTTAAACTGATGTTCAATAAGTTAGCATCAATTCTTTCTGCAATCTTTTCTTCAGCCATTTCCATAGTGATATACAAAACATTATCACCTTGAGATATACAAGAAGAAGCCATATGACACATAAACAAACTTTTACCAACACCTGTGCCTGCCATAATGACATTCAATGTTTTAATTGGTAAACCACCTTTTGTAATCTTATTGAGTATATCAATATCAAAACTTACTCTGTTTTCAACCTTGTGATAAAAATCATATCGTTCATTATAATCATTGATATAATCATGACCAATATGTGAATCAAAGGAAACACCAAGTGCATCACTTAGAAGTTTTGGTATTTCACCTTTAGATTTTTTTGTATTTTTATCATCAAGAATTGAAACTGAGTTCATGATTGCATTGTATATGGCTTTGTCTTGACAAAACTTTTCAGTTTGATCTATGAGCCAATTCAACTCAACTTTTTCATCTTTTGATTTTTTAATTTCTTGAAGAAGCTCTATTGACTTTGAAACTTCATCTTCTGTAAGGTCTTTCTTTTCTGTGAAATTAATTACAAGAACTTCATGTGTTGGAAGTTTCTCATATTCATTTACAAAATCATGTATCTCAAGAAATACTTTTCTTTCTATTGACTCTGAAAAGTAATCTGGTTCAATAAATGGTAAAACCTTACGAGTAAATTCTTCATTGTAAACTAAGTTCTTCAGTATTGTCTGTTCTAGTCGCATCATCACTTAATATATTCCCATAGCCTATTTGATATTTTTCTTGCACGAATGTTTTAAACTGCTTGTCATTTAATATATCATACCAGAATTTGTCTGTTTGTGTGGCATCAAAGCGTACTTTCTCACCAATTTCGCCTGTTTTTCTATCTACTTTTGCATACCAACCAGGAGATGGTTTTGCAACATATTGACCTGCAATTGCAATGTCTAGTAAACCTGAATACTTTTGAATACCACCATTAAATGAAACTGTAACTGGTATCTTTGATTTCTCTTTTACAAATCTAGATTTCTCTACGTTAATAATGAAGTGATATCCTGTTACATCTTTTCCAGTTTTTTCTTGTTGTCTGCCTAGAATCCAAATTGTATCAGCTGAGTAATATGAACCTGTGCCACCACCAACAATATCTTTAGGAAACATACCAATCTCTTTATATGTGTGGTTGACAACAACTAAAGGTATATCTTTGATTGTGAGGTGTGGTGTTATCATTCTAAACAAAGATTTAATACCTTTAGCTCTTGTCATATCTGCAACTGATCTACCCTCAATTGAGTCATCAATCTCTTTTTTAGATGCTAAATTACCAATCGAATCTAAAACAATAATTACTTTATCATCACTTGTAATATCATTCAACTGATTCATGATGTCATGTTTAAGTTCTTCAACATTTGTAACTGGTGTATGTAACACTCTTTCCATATCAATGTCAAAAGTTTCAAAATATTTTTGTGGTGTGCCAAACTCTGAGTCATAAAATATAACTACGGCATCTTTATATTTTTTTAAGTATGATGATGCCATGAGTAAAGCAAAAGCACTCTTGAAATGTTTTGAAGGCCCAGCTAACATAGTTAAACCTGGAACAATTCCACCATCAAGTGAACCGGAAAGTGCAACATTAATCATTGGTACTTCTGTTTGTACCATATCTTTCTGTTTAAAGAATTTTGATTTCGATAAGATCGAAGCTTCTTTAATTGTAGTATTCTTTTTTAATCTGTCTAACAAACTCATTATGTTTCCTTCATTTTTGTAATTTGATTTTTAGGCACTAACATTTTATCTTTATCTATAAAGAAGGATTCTAAACTAGGACTAGGTGGTAAGTCAAGCCTTTTCCTTTTGTTTGCCTTCTTTATTACAGTTTTAGGTTTTTCACCTTTATATTTTCTGTATGATTGATTTGCCGCTATGAGTAATAATACGGCGAGAGGGTCAAAAACAAATATGATTATAAAAATAACCGCTCTCACGGCCTTATCTATAAATTTTGGATCACCTTCACCATATAAAAACTCCGCAATAAACATAATTGGTCCAACTTCAGCTTTCAATATATTCTCTTCTTTTAATAAAGGTAATTTTTCTTTTGTAAGTTCTACCAATTGTGCTTGTGCATTTCTAATTTGTCTATCTGTTGTTCTTGCAACTTTTTCAGGATCATCACCTGCCTGTCTATACAAATAAACTAATCTTTCTCTAATTAAATTTTCTCTTAATTCTATTTGTTTGATTTGAACAGAGTTTGCACCAACTACTATATTGGATTCTATGTGAGCTCTTGAAAGAAAACCAAATATACCCATAGAAGTGATTAACATCACAAGTATAATAGCTGTGATGAAATATACTTTCATGGCCAAAATAGTTTCTTTCCAGTTATTATATAACCAAGATACTGTTACAAGTTTTGCTATTTCTAAAACAGCACCCATTACAATAATTGGCCAAAATGATCCTGGAAAAATCTGTGCTAAACCTATAACAGAATAATAAGCTGCAATGGCTGATAATCCTATTGCTGTTATAAATGGGAAGATTGCTTGTATCATTTTACATCTAATTCAAATTCTTTTGTACCAAGTTTACCTTTAACGTGAATATTAAAAGCAAGTGAGTGTCTATCATTGTTTGTCATATTACTACTAACACTATGAACAGTTGATGATGGGAACATATATACATCTCCGTTTTTTGGTGTCATAGACCAGATTTTTGAATTAAACAAATTCCAATCCATAACATCTACATCACATGAAGTTGGAAAAACACCAGCTTTACTTAAATCTCTTGTAAGTGTAAATTCACCACAATCTTTTTCTCCAGTCACATCAAAATAATAAACACCAGAAAGAATACAGTTTGTATGAATATGATCTTGAGCCCAATCCCTTGGTTTATGTCTGACTACCCATGAATTAGTAATATAAAATTCTATATGTTCTTTAGCTCTAAGTTCTGTATAAGCATACTTTCTCATTGCATCATTTAATTTATCTTTTAATGATGCACATTCGGGTTTATTAAGTATGTATTTATCTACACCATAATCACCATTGTTTGAGAACATTCTTTCAAATTCTTGATTCTTTAAAAATGTTTTTGTTTCTTCTTCTATGAATATATTTTGTTTTATAAAAAGAGGTGTACTAAACAAAGGCACAACTTGGTAATCTATCTTAGCCAAAAAAACTCTCCAATGAATTACTTTTTTCTATTTCCCAACCAATACATTCTACAATAAATTTTGTAGGCTCTATGAAACCTTTTTGAAACTGGGTGTCAAAGTCAATATATTTTTCAAGACCAAACTCTTTTGGTATTCTTGTTGGAAAAGATATGACATTATCTTTTAATGGATTTGGTTGTTTAAGGTATGTAAACTTTAATTTTTCACCAGATTGAATCGCAGGATATTTCTTTTCAAGCCCTAGTTTTTTTAGTTGATGATTATATAATAGAGCACCTCTCACATGAATTGGTGTGCCTTTTTTGTATATTGAATTAGAATCTTCATAAGTTTTCAAACCATTACAACCTCGAGGAAAAGATATTTCCTCTGGCGGTAAACTCTTAAACTCTTCTTTAAACTTTGCAATAAATTCTTGGACTTCATCTTCACCTTTTGTAACAATAATTCTAGTAAGTTTTTTCATCTTTTCACGAATCGCATAAGGCGTTGAAGATTTAATCATCTCAAGACCCATGATTTTTAATTTAGGTGTTGTATATCTAACGCCTTCATTATCATAAACATTCAATACATATCTTTTCTTAGCAGTCCAAAGACCTTTATCTGCAAGAGCTTCTCTTTTCATTACCATCTTTTGGTCGTAGGCATGAACGTAATCAGCAAGCTCTTTATAACTTTTATCAATAAATGATTGTATTTTACCATCACAGACCTTGTCCATGAATTTGATTGCTTCATCAGTTGTTGGTTTTTCTTTAAACACTTTATCAATAAGGTTACCAAGCTTGAGATAAATCGAGTCTGTATCTGAAGCAACCACATAATCTTCCTTTGTATTAAGTAAATCATTCATGTATGTGTTTAATTTATTTTCTATCCAACGAATAGATAATTGACCAGCTAAAGTAACTGCAAGTGCCTGTCTTAGATCATAGAATCTAAAGTATTGTGAACCAAGAGCACCATAAGCGGAGTTTAGTGATACTTTTTTTGCAAGTTGTAGATTATTATATCTCGATATTAAATGTGATAATTCAGTTGAAGGATTTTTCTCATAATCTTTTTGAGCCTGTATCATTAAGTTTTTAAACTTCTTACGATTTACATACATTTCTTCCATCATCTTTGGTAAGAAACCTTGTTCATCTGTTCTAAAGAATTGGCCATTTGGTGTGAGTGTTACGCCATTCAATTCTTTTGTATCTATTTTTTGATCTAGTAAAGAATCTACATTTACTTCAGACTTTAGAACACTTTGCATTTCTTCAGTATAATTTTCTGCATTGATAATTGTTTCTGGACTAATGTTATACATGATAAGTAAATGTGGATACAAACTGTTCAAGTCAAAAGATGCCACCCAATCGTGCATACCAACTTGAGGTTCTTTTACATAAGCGCCTTCAAAAGCAGATATTTTCTTTTTGAATTTTTTTGGTGGCACAATAATCTTTTTTGGTAATAGATGATTGTATATCAAAGAATCCCACATTCTTGTTTGTGCAAATACATCTTCAAAGTTTGTCTTTGTATCATATGCAAGGGTTAAAGCTAATTCAATTAACTTTAATTTACCCTCAAGTTTAATGATTAGATCAACGTCTTTGATATTGTAATCAATAAATTTTTGATAGTTCTCTTGGTATAGATTATGTAAGTTATCATATTCATCATAAGATAGTTTTCTCTCACCAAGTTCTACATTTGCAATTGCATCTAGCTTATATGATTCTTGTGATTTACCACCTGGTGCATACCATTTATACAACTCAATATAATCAAGTGAATTGATACCAGATAAATGATATGATATTAACTCTCGCCCATTGAGAACAACTTTTCTTTCCCATATATTATTCCAAGGGGAAAGTTTTTTTGCAAAATCATCACCAAACAATGTACGAAAACGATTCACCAAATATGGTATATCAAAGAAGTCTGTATTCCAACCAGAGATAACATCAGGGTAATCACTCTGCCAATATTCTACAAATTTCATACACAACTTGTATTCATTTTCACATTTGATGTATGTTACGTTTTCAGGACAATCATAGTCACGACAACCAAATACAACCGAATTACCATTTAGTTGGCGAATACAAATAGCTGTGATTGGTGCTCTCGCTTCATATGGGTCTGGAAAACCATCTTGTGAACTAACTTCTATATCAATAACTGATACATTTATATCATCAATATTCCATTCTATTTGACCTTTAAAGTTATCAGCCATGTAAGCATATTCAAAACGATCCATGCCGTAAATATCAAAGTTATCTACGTCTTTGTATTTTCGTTGAAATTCTTTTGCAGCTCGTATAGATTCAAATCGCATAGCATCTAAAGATTCGCCATGAATACCTTTGTATTCAGTTTCAGCTTTTTTAGATTTAACGAATAGGCTTGGTGTATATGTTACTTTAGTCTTTACTTTTTTACCGTTATTTACACCACGATAAAGTATGTAATTGCCTTGACAAAGTACGTTTGTATAATGTTTAGCCATTAAACGGGCATCTGTGATGTTTGTTGAAAAACACCTAAGGTGACCCATCTTTTTGGAAATAACATTTCTCGACCCCTAAAGTCATTCATATTTTTTGTAGGGTCTTGTACATAACCAATAACTTCTACACTATTATCAAATTCTCTTTTGACAATATCGTATCTTTCTGCTCTTGGTAATTTATACTCTATGGCCATTTTTTTGGCAAATTCTTGCCTTGGATTTGGTCGCCATCTTCTCTTGTTCAAACTCATAATATATCTCCCATCTTTAACTTATATAAATCATCTTTCAAATCTTCAACTCGGTCTTTTAAATATACAAGACCATTTCTCATAGCAGCTTTATTTTGTGGGCTCAAGTCAGATTCCATTTTTTCAATTTCAAATTCAAGAACCTGAATGTGCATCAATATAGTATTAATTTCTGTTTTATGATTAATCATCCACTCTATATTAGTTGTCATATTACCCAATGTCCTAATCTATCTTTACAAGGACTATCATACCATATAGAGCCCTCTGGTTGTGGCAACTCTTCATCTTTCCAAACTGGATAGATAACTTTGCCATTATGATTTCTAAAATCATCATTGTATCTGAAATGCACTTCGATTATATTGCCTCCAATCATTTCAATGTTTACCCATTCTTTTTCATGTAAATCATCTAACTTTTTTGGAAATGGTATTTTCTTATCTATCAGTTCCCATTTATCAAACCTATCAAGTCGACTTTTTCTAGG